GTGAGAGTAACCACCACTGGCTGTTTTGGATAATGCATCAGCAACAGCATATGTTGCTTGTTGAATATGATGATGCATATCAAATGTCTTATCGAATTTATCTAGGTTATCATTTACATGATTGATCGAGGCTTTTCTTTCTTCTGCTTTTTGGTTTTTAGCCTTTTCTGTTTTTACAGAATCTATTCTTTTCTGATGGTGCTTTTCTAGGAATTTGATATAGCCCTTTGCGTTTGGCTTTTCACCAGTATCAATGGTTGAGTTTGCATAACGCAATAGAGTTTCATCATGACCTTCATGGTGATCATGAGAATGCTTTTGCCCAAGTTTCTTGGCTGCAGCAATATGCTCAAGTGCTTTTCTTTTTGCGTCTGGAGATAGTTTTCTTTCTTCGCTAGAAACAAGATGACTCATCAGATGGACATCTGGATGTTCTTGTAACTCACCTTCACCGATTGGAGTTGTGCTGCCATCTTCAGCAATGCGTGAGTGCAATGCAATACTCAACGGAGCCTTTGCAAGTTTCTTTCCTTCTGGAGAATTTTTATCTACAGAATAGCGAATCGTATTTGGCTTATGACCGATTTTACCATCTTCTTCGGTGCGATCTTCAAGAGAACTGAGATAACCACCTTGATACTCGCCTGGACCCTTTGGAAGCACTTTATGAACGTGCTTGAGAATATTCATTAGTGGTCCAGCGATGTATGGCTTTTCGCTGTGTTGCTTTTTAATATCTTCGGCTGAGAAATTATAGGTCGCGCCAGTACCTTTATATTTCACACCGACTTTACCTTCTGGAGTGCGAATAGTCTGGAAGGACATGCGATCGTCGATCTTTCGAGTGATCGGAGTGCGACCACTGATAACACCTTGAATCTTGGAGAGAGTGGATCCGACTGCGCCTTTACGAGTGTTAAAAGCGGCTTCAGAAGGATGTGGGAGGTGTAGTATTCCGCGAACTGGTTTTTTCTGTTCTGATAATAAAGGAATATACTGCTTGAAGCCAAACATACTCTCTCCACACTGTGGGATTACAAGTATATTTAGTTAATTTGATTAATTAAGATATCTTGAATGATCGTATCAATCGTTTCGTTGATCGTATGCTCTGAACGATATCCCAACTCTTTTAACTTGGTATTATCCATAAAGAAAGAGCGAGAAGATTGAACCTTCTTATGAAACTCTTTCTGTTCAATCGTACGAATCTCTGAGCCAGAGTCCATTGCATCTCGAGCATAACGAATAATATCACGAAAGATTATTCCCTTTCCGTTTCCGATGTTGTAGATTGAGTTGAGTTCGCCCTTGTTGACGACCAAATCGATTGCTCGAGCGCAATCCCTAACATCAATATAGTCACGATAAAAATAACCACTATCATAGAGGTCGACTCGTTTGTTTGCAGCGAGTTCGCCCAATAGATATTGGACTGCGTTCTTCTTCGCAGAAACTTTTTTATCTTTCGGACCAAGGACATTGGCTAATCTCAGAATGCGGTAATTCAAATTGAATGTCTCGCAATAAGACATAAGCAACTGCTCAGCGCATCGTTTTGTTATCGAATAAAAACCCTTTGGATCACAAGGATCTGTTTCAGGAATGCCACGTGCACCCTCTCCGAAACCCGAGTCCTGTCCATAGACAAACCAAGAACTGATGAAGTTGAAACATCCATCTTTCTTGTTCGTCTCTATATAGAATCGATAATTGTTCAGAACTCTCATCAAAATCGTTAGATTAGTGTCAATATCCAAATTAGGATCGACGTGTACGTTATAATTGTCAACAGTACTAATAAAGTAAACAACGTCGGGAGAAAATACTCCGATATTTTCTCGATAATTTTTGATATACCCATTTTTCGTTGTATTGCAGAATTGCGATCCGACGAATCCGTTTCCTCCGAAAACATTTAGCATACCCATTTTTGCATTACACTCTCATAATAGGCAAACACTTCTTCACCGTAGTGCGGTGGGCATCCGACGAAGAACACATTGCTCAATGCCTTGTTTGCGTTTGGATACTTGGTAGCATCATCAAGATGCTTGTAGCCAGGATGCAATAGAATATTTCCAGCGAAGTAATTGCGAGTTTGAATTTTATTCTCTTCACAGAAGGCTTGTAGTTTTTCCTTCAGTTCAGGTGTATCAGTGATCAACGGAACACCGAACCATGACGGATCAGCCAAGAGAAGATTCTCAGCAACACGAACACCAGGGATATACTTTTCAAAGAGATGCTTGATGCGCGCAAAGTTCACACGACGCTTGACGTCAATTTCATCAATCTTTTTCAACTGCTCAATACCAATCGCACCTTGAAGATCAAGTGGTTTGAGATTATATCCCATGTTCGTGAAGAGATACTTGTGATCGATTATTCCATTATATCCTTCAAGCCATTTATCAAAGCGATTACCACATGTTCCACAAGCCAATAGGTTAGCAGCACCAACGCAACGACAATCACGACCCCACCAGCTAATGCTGCGAGCAGTGTTGATGAGTTGCTCGTCGTTTGAGCAAACCATCCCGCCTTCGCCTGTCGAAATGTGGTGAGCAGGATAGAAAGAAGTTGTCCACGCATAGTAATAATCCGTTAGAAGTTTACCATCCCACTTTGTGCCCAATGAATCGCAGTTATCGCCAATCAAACGAATGCCGTGTCGCTCGCACATATCTTTGATGCGATCCATATGTGGCGGATTGCCGAGAACGGGTGAAACGAAAATAGCGACGGTCTTATCAGTGATCCACTTTTCAACTTGATCAAGATCAAAGTTGAGCGTTTTCATTTCAATGTCAACAAAGACTGGAGCAAGACCATTCTGAACCAACGGAGCAATCGTTGTTGGGAATCCAACGGGTGATACGATAACTTGATCACCATCCTTCCAACCCAAGTGCTTCTTAAGAGCAGCAACCATAGTCAAGTTGGCTGATGACCCAGAGTTCACCATGTGACAATGCTTCACATTAAACTTGTGACCGAATGCCCACTGAAACTTTGCAACCTGCTCACCAGAGACGAGCCACTTGCCTGTAAGGAATGCAGTGACGCCAGCAATGACTTCTTTCTCGTCCCAATATGGACCAGAATAAAAGACTGTATCTTTGCCAGGAGTAAACTCTTTGCAATTGTAAGCATACTTCGGTGTGCCAACAGTGGCAACCAATTCTTCAATCATTTGTTTTACGTCACTCATTATTTCATCCTCAAAATTTGACCAAGATATTTACCATAATCAGACTTGCTGTACTTCTCAGCAGCACGACGAACTTCGTGTTCTGTGATCCAAGCATTATTATACGCTATTTCTTCGGGGCAAGCAATCATCATGCCTGTTCTTCTTTGTACTGAGCCAACAAAAGTTGACGCCTCAGATAGAGATTCGAATGTGCCAGTATCAATCCATGCAATACCACGATTTAGATATTCAATTGTACAATCATGGTTTTCCATGTAAAGATTATTAATATCAGTGATCTCTAACTCTCCTCTTGCAGAAGGCTGAATCTGCCATGCATAGTCTACTACTTTATTGTCATAAAAGTAAAGCCCAGTGACTGCATAATTGCTTGGTGCAACTTTTGGTTTTTCAATAATCTTAACTGGATTGCCACTTGAGTCTTGTTCAATCACACCAAATCTCTCTGGATCAGCAACATGATATGCAAATAAGGTAGAACCCTTGTGGTTGTTTGCTGCGCGATTGAAACGATTGATAAGTTCATTGCCATAGAAGATATTGTCGCCAAGAATAAGCGTGACATCATCTTCACCGATCCATTTCTCAGCAATACGAAAACATTCGGCGATACCCTTTGGCTCCAATTGAGTAGCATAAGAAATGCTCAATCCCCACTGAGAACCATTTCCAATTAGATTCTCAAATGGTGCACGATCAATGGGTGACGTGATGATCAGAATATCTCGAATGCCCGCCATCATCAATGTTGAGATTGGATAGTAGACCAATGGTTTGTCGTAGACAGGAAGTAACTGCTTAGATATCGCCTTTGTGCATGGGTATAGACGTGAGCCTAGTCCACCAGATAAAATAATTCCTTTACGCATTATACCACTCCAAAGTTTTAATTAAGCCATCATTAATATTCGTTTTCGCTTGCCAACCCAAGTCGTGTGCAATTTTAGTCGCATCCATCGAGTACCTAAAATCGTGACCTTTACGATCAGGTACAAAATTAATCCAGTTCTGATACATGTGAACTGGTTTGCCCATTAGATCGAGAATCAGTGTAACCATTTGAAGGTTGCTCATCTCAACTCCACCGCCGATATTATAACGCTCACCAGACTTAAAGTTTGCACCGATCGTGAGCAATGCCTCGCAATGATCGTCGACAAAGATCCAGTCACGAACATTTTGACCTGTACCATAAACAGGAATTGGTGTATTGTTCTTGATATGACGAATTACTGTTGGGATAAACTTTTCTTTGTGCTGTCGCGGA